CAACATCTCGAACCGGGGCAAGCAAAGCCCCGAAAGCCTCGTAAAGATTGTGCGCCGCCACCTTTAGCGCGTCACTTGCTTCGGTTGCGTGCTTTGCCGACTCAGCCTTATTCAACAGCCCCTTGGTAGCCAGTTCACTGACCGCCGCAAGCCGTTCTTCTGCTGTGGCTAGTTCGTTGATGTTTGGGATAAGCCCCTCGAACGCTGCAAAGTTCCCTTTAACCGCGTCTTCGGCCATTCTCATGCCAGAGGATAGGTCTCGATCGAATACTCGCGATAAACCTAAAGCCGCTTTCGCTAAGTCGTCTACTTGCTCAGTGGTTTCGCCGCGCCGCAATGCTTGAGCCATTTGGTCTTGAATGCGTCCCGAATCGACGTTGGTCAGTCGCTCAAGGCTATTGGCAACCTTGACCATTTCATCCGATGCCGCCTTGCCTGCCCCTGGGATTAGAGCGACAGTCTCGGCAAGTTTGATCGATGAGCGGTTAAGGTCATCGAACGCTGCGACCGAAGACGATGCAAAGCCCACAATGGCCCGCCCCGCTTCGACGATTCCAATCACCGCTGCCGTCACGCCTGCCAATTGAGCTAGGCCACGGATCGAAAATTCGACTTGCTGAGCCGTTTGCGTCACTTCGGTCGAGAACTGACGCAACACCGCCGAAGCTTCGTTTTTTGCTCCAAGTGTCACTTCCACGTCAGCCATTTTTCCGCCTTTGTTCTTCGATTCGGTTTACGTCTGCTTCGAGTGCATTTTGCACCGAAACAAACCAAGCGTCTTGATCGTAAATCCCGCCTGCCTCTGGCAAGACCCCTTTCGAGACCCAAGCCGCAAGGTTAGCCGCTGTACTGACTCGATGCCCTACGTAATCCTTTGGGCAATCGACAATCTCAAAATAACCTCGACCATCGCAAGCATCGCACCCAGATTCGTCGCAATCTGGACAGGCTAGCATCAACGGGAGGTCGTTGCTTGGCTTGTTGTTGCATTGATTTCGAGTGCAAGACTTGCATAGTTCGCCGCATCGGATGAATGCGGCTGTCCTTATTTTTTTTTATCACCTTCGCTAGCCGAGTTGCCGCGCAGGCAACAACTGACAAGCTTCACCGCGTCGGCAACTTCGATTTCTTCGTCCCAATCGCTTATGGGCTTGTCGAGACTCCAACCGGCCAAGCAAATCGAGACGGCTTCGCGGATTGCTGCCATCTGCTTCTTTGGCTCAGTCGATTCCCTGAAATCGCTGATAAGCCCCAAGACCTGTTCGGTCTTTCGGAACTTGAGGCGATTCAAGGTAAACTCAATATCACACCCGTCGATTTTGTCTGTGAATGTACTAGGCTGCATGGTTGAAAGCGATTGAAAATTCTTGGTCCGAAGCGTCTACGTTCTTGTTTGCTTGCCATTCGAGTTGATCGGTCATAATACCGTTTCGCTCGCCCATTGGCTTGGCTACTAGCTGGGCCTTGGGGACTGTAAAGACAAGCGTTGAGGTCGTTGGCCCTGCGATGGTAAACGAAAGGCTAGCCTCTGTCCCGTCGCGGAATTGGCTGTATCGGTTTTGAGTGGCAATCAACTTGGATTCAGGATTGCCAGTAATTCGCGGATTGCGATCCGTGACAACAAAGCTATCGACCCCTGCCGCCGAGGTTGAGCATTCCCGGGCGGTAATCACGTTGCCTAGATCGATCGTTGCCGATTCAAGGCAAATGTTCGTCGACGCCCAAGACGTTGCACCGCCTGCAACGCGAAGCGGTAGCGTGTTGACGTAGTTGATCGAACTTGGAATCGCCGCGTCTGCTTCGTCGTCGTAGACGCCTTGGAAGTCGAATTCAACCCGGCCCATTCTCCCAGTCGGCAGAATGAATCGAGCATTGCCGACCGCCCCGTAAATACGCCGCCGGACCCCATCGAAGAACCCCGCAATTGTGAGGGTCTTTACGCTGCTGCCCGATGCCGGAACTTCGGTTTTTGGGAAGTAGGTTGCCGTCGAGAGAACCACACCGCAAGCCGGGAGGAAAGTGCTGGCCCATGCCGGGACTGCCGAACCATCATAGGCCAAGTCGACCGAGAATGTAGCCCTGCCGATTCTGGCCCCTGGAACGGACGACAAGCGACCGAAACCGCCTTGCCCTTGTCGCTCCTCAAAAGGAAATTCGGGGTTAATCGTAAGGTCATAAGCATTGACCGTGCAATCCGCTGCCGCGATGGTTTCGGCTGTCCCTACGGTCGATTCGATCTTAGCACCCAAAACGGTCTTTTTTCTAAGTAACATATTTGTCCCTTCCGAGTATGTCGTTTGCGTCCTGTTTGGCTTCTTTGAGCTTGCGGGTCATTATCGATTTAGCTTGAGCCGCCCCGCGATCAAAAGCATCTTTGACGCCCTCGATCTTGGTTGCTTGCAAGTCTCTTAGTTTCTGGATTGGGAATCGAGCCCGCCCGAGTCGCTTGTAAATGTTTTTGCCGAGCTTCGGAATCTTCGGCCCGAAAGCCCCATCGAATACCATCGCCGGGGTGCCTCGAACGAATTCAATCTCGACGCCTTCGACGGTTTGGCGTGCTTTGAATGCCCGAAGCGGTACGGTAAACGTGTCGTCGATTTTCAGAATCGATTCCTTGGCCAGTACGTTGTCGATTAGCTTTTCGTCGACGCAAAAGGCCCTCAATTCCTCGGCCCGCTCGACGGCCATTGCTGTCTGTATTTCGCGTTCGGTTCGCCGCCTTGTTTCCTTGGTGGCTTCCTCGATGCGATTGCTAAAAGCTTTCTCTAGTCCGTCGGCGTAGTTGATTACCCGCTCGGCTGCTAGCTTCGATTTTTCTTCGTGTGCCTGGATGTCGATTATCATCGCCTCACCGTCGGATCGTCTTCATCGACTCGATAGGTCACAATCAACTGCATGTTTGCCCCGTCGATACCGCCGTCGGATGTAAAGTTAATCTTGGTCCCGAAGGTAGCAAACAAAGCGTTGCCGTCGAACGTGTGCCAAGAGCTAGCCGGGGTGCAAATGCACTTGCGGACATCTGACCCGAATTGATTTAGTAGCGTGTCGATTGCGTCTTGGCTTCGCTCCGAAGGCATCAAAACCAGCCGGATATTGAACTGCTGAGCCAGTGCCACCGCCGGAGGATTGCCCGGGCAGGAAAGCTCGGGAACCTCATTCTGGACTCCCTGAGTTATGATGATTTGGCGATCTATCGGCGTGTAGTTGGCAAATCGAGTAGGCCGCTTGACTTCTTGAACATCGGTTGGGTACGTAGTCGAATCGCCAACCATAGCGGATAGCCTGGTTTCTAATTCGACCGCGATTAACTCGATGATTGCTAGCGACACTCTAAAACCAACATCCCTTCATCATGCTCAACAAGCCGAACAATAGACCGCCGCTCCGCTGGTTCGCCAACTCGGGGAGATAGTCCAATTTGATCCCCGCCGAGGTCTAATTCATCGCTTGCAATACCTTCGGCCTCATCGTTCGGAGCCCTGACCCTGAAAAGCGGAGTTACTAGGTCAGAGGCTTCCGGTAGCTGCAAAGAATCCTCTCGCTCAACTACCGCGTTGATCTTCCTTGACCGACCGTTTCTTTTGTAGTAAACGACCGATTCGGCGAAGTCTTGCGGGTTGGCGAAAACCTTCTTGGCATCCTCGATGATGGTATCGTGAAGGCTCACGGATTAGACCCGCTTGCCATCGATTTCGATGTAATCCATCTCGAAAACGTCGGCGTTCGTGTTTGCCGCTTTTTGGAGCTGAACAATCGGCTGAAGGCCTGCCGTGTAACCCGACATATCGAAGGTCGTCGAGGCTGCGACTCGTTGGCCGTCAATGTAGAACTTTACGTCCTGCTTGCCGCCCGTGAAGTCGATGACGAATTCCTTGTAAGTCGTACCAAGGGTCACGCCCGTCGAAACGTCGTTATTGTCTCGTACCGCGTCATCGGTCTCTACATAAACAAGCGTCGTGCTGTTGGCCCCTTCCATGCGGAACCAAGCGTTAGCCGCTACGTCGTCGGCGGTATCGTTTCGAGCCGAGCCGAGACCGAATACCAGAATCGAGCCGCTGGTGAAGGTCGATGCCCCGATTCGAGCCCGCATAACAACCCGCTGAACGTCGTCGACGTCGAACGCCAGGGCATCGCCGTGACCGCCGCCGAGGATCTGAATCTGACTCGCACTCGTAAGGGTCAAGACCTTTCGATCATTGTTCCGCTGTGCTGTCGGAGGAGCCGCCCCGGTGATCGTATAGACCCAAGGAGAAGCGATGTTTGCCGAAGTCGGAAAGGATACCGCTGGCCCGATGAAGTCATCGAAATACGGTTTGAAATCTTTCATGCCTGCCATGTTCTTATGTTCCTGTTTTGTGAATTTTGTTTCCGTCCCAAAAAGCCCCCAAGTAATCGCCCAGGGGCTATAAATCATCCGATCGCTTAGCGGTTCGAGTAGAACCCTACGTGATCGATCATCGCACAACCCATCGATTGACGGATCTTGAAGTCGTACTTGTCGCTGAGCATCGTCCATTCGTTTTCAAGCACTGGCGATTCTTCGCCTTGCAAGAAGACGATTTCGGCGGTGTCAACTACCGAATTCGACGCGATCAGATACCAGTTCGTCGCGTTGTTGTTGTCAAGCAACGCCGTGGCAACAACTTGCAACGGTCGAACGCCATTGACCCCGTAGAGGCTGGAAATCCCCTCGTTGCCGTTGGTCTGTGCGAACGAAAGGCTGTTGGTGATCCGAAGAGCCGTCGATGCGTACCGCTGAGGTACGAGCAACACCGATGGGACCAAGTTCAGCACCGAGCCGTTCAATCCCTTCTGCTTGGCCATCAGTTCAAAGGCTTCGTCAAGCGTCGTTTCGCTTGGAGCCGCTGCCGTGGTCGCGGTAATGTTTCGCCCGCTTGCGTGAGAAGCGGAAAACAAGACGACGCCATCGGGCATCATTGGGTTCGAGAGGAACGTGTCGTAAACAAGTTGCTCTTGAGTACGCCGAGCCGCAACGCCTTGCATCGATGGGATGCGAGACAATGCGTCAAGGTTGTCGTTGATGATCGTTTCCCATGTCACCGAGAAATTCGCGCCGAACTTGTCGATGTTGTAGGTCTTGCGTCGATCGCTGAGTTTCTTCTCAGGGTATTCCTTGCCCTCGGGAACAACTTCCAAGTTTTGGAATTCGCTCAATTGGGTAGCGTGGATATCCTTAAAATCTTCGACGCTCTGACGCTGCCGGACCCAAGAGGACCAAGTGTAAGGGGCCTCTTCGTAAGCCGCTCGAAGCGTGTTGTTGAGCCCATCAAACAGGATGTTTTGAAACGATCCGGTTGTGTGGTACGCATCGGCCAAACCGCGTTTGACCGTGTTAAGGGTCGGCGCGTGTCCCATCGCCATTCGTGCGATGTCTTTCTTGGTGTGCTTCTCAGGGTCAACACCCATTCGACGCACGCAAGCTTCGGCAAGCCGATAGACGCCGAGGTTGGCAAAATGGTCTGCCCCTTCTGCCTTGGGTGCGGCCGTTCGTTTTACGGTGCCTTGGAAGCATCGCTTAGTAAACCCGGCTTTTGCCGCGTTTTCAAACTTGTCTTGCTCTGATTCACCAAAGCCGATGTGCGAGCCCTCGACGGCCCCGCCTAGTGGTTGACTGGCCATCTTTCGGATGATCCTTTCTTGAGCGTCCTGAACGGTCACATTTGGATCGTCGATCAAAGCGTCTGCAAAGCTACGCTCAAGCTTTGCAAGCGTACAGTGAGCAACGATTGTCTTGCGTCGGTCGTCGGCTGCCTTGAGTTGGCGTGCAACTTCGGCTTCGACTTTCTTTTCGGTGTCTTCGGCTGGCTCGACATGCTCGGCCCGCATAGTCTCTTCGGGCTCTTTTTCCATGCCTGCCATCGATTCAACTTGCCCCATCGGAGCCGCGTCAGAACCGGCTTGGCCTGCTGCTTTACCTGCGAGGAAAATCACAATCTGTTCAAGGTCGGTCATGCCCTCAGGCAACCCAAGACCCTTCAACGTTGCCATTAGGCTATCGTCCATTCTCTCAACCCTTTCTTGGTCGTAAGACCTGCGAACAGTAGAATTCGGATCTGCGCCCGTTGCGCAAATCGAAGCGTTATGAGGTTCCCATTGGAGTACGATTTCCGCTGGACCCTCAATCACCTTGCCTTGTCGGGTGGTGTACGTTTGGCCTTCCCTTACGAATTGACGCTCTAGGATCTGTGCATCAATTGAGAAGTCATTTAGGTGGCCTTCGGTGTATCTTGTCGCGACAATCTGGCTGTCCGGATCGCTTGCAAAATCAGGCAAGCCTAGAAGCTCATCGCCCTCGATGACGATATTGCGAATCGAGCCAAAGACGTTGCGTACCGTCTTGTCGTTGTGTGAATCGACGATAGGTAGCTGCTTTTTGTCGTTGCGGAATCGGACCCCATCCATTAACAAGACTTGCTTGATCCAACCGCGTTCCTGATCGTAGATGTCAATCGGCGTTTCGGTTGCAATCACCGCTCGGCCATCTTTCACGGTCCCGAATTGGCGAACGATCGAACCGCCCTCGACAGGCTTGGCTTGGTGTCTTGCGTCGAGCTCTTTTCGTCGCTTGATTAGGTCACTCTTTTTCATGCTGTCACCTCAGCCGGTAGCGTGTCCACTGATCCGTCTTTTGCGTCGTCAATCAAGGCCTGTACGCTTGTTTCGCTCATGCCGACCGATGATAGGAACACCCTGGCCGCCGCTTCGCTAATGGCCCCGCTAGCTAGCTCGTTGAGGGTCTTGTCGATGGCTTTGCGGTTGCGGTTGAATTGGAGCGTTGAGAGCCCCATCATTTCGCCGCTGCCGGTCGCTAATTGGGTCTCTGCCGCCCCTTGAGTCTGAGCCGCCGAAATTGCTAGTTGCGTTTGCTCTGGGGTCTGCAAACCAAGCTTGGCGAGCAATCGGTTTTCTTTGGCCCGTTGATAGAACACCGTTCGGAAATTGAGGCCCTGAGCCCCGAGGACTTCGCTGTAGGTCGCCGTAAATGAGTTGATGCCCGCTTCGCTGGTTACTTGCTCAACGCCCGGATCGACCCATTCCCATTTTGGCGTTTGCCATTCAACAGGGGTAAACCGCCTGCGATCGCTCAATAGGTCGCTAGGCCCTGGGAAACCGTCGAGGTTGGTTCGGCTTGCTGCATCGCAAAAGCGATCCCAAACAGGCTGTAGCAAGTGCCTAATAAGGTATTTTTGGATAATGCGAAACCGCCGACGGTCTTCGAGTTGGCTGGTCCGGCTAGAGCTGTAGGAGGTCTGCGAATA